TGACAAAGCGTCCACCAGCTCAGTGCAAATCAAACCAAACACTATGATTCGCACCTACTGGTGCAACACTGGGTGGCAACACGTTCGCTGTTGCCAGATCCAGTCCCCGCTTAGTTACATACTTTTCAAAATAACTTTCAATATCCACCTGCAATGCCGGACTAATTCCAAACGCAATCTCAAACGAGATGCGTGTGTCACTAGTGATCGGCTGCGCCACTGTATGTGCATAATACTGTGGCGAGCTGTGGACACCTAAGTTAAGTTGACGGAGCTTGTAAACATCGTCACTGTCAAAAACGTTCGACAATGACGTAGCCTCAAGCGCTTTCAACACTGCTAATGCCAGTGGTTGTAGGATTGGTACCCCTAATTGTGTTACCAATTCACACAACGCCATTGATTTCATAATTCGCAAACCAAAGCCAGGATCGTGAAAATGGCGGTGAGAGCATAGAAATGTGGCGATTGCTCGCCACGGCCTTCTAACAAATCTCCAACTGCCATTGACACAAACTGGCCTTGACCTGCAGAAATCAATGGATTGAAAGTGCAAGTGGATTTGAGGAGTTGTCTCAAACCCACAAGTCAGCGTGAATAATCTAAACTGCTGGCAAGTCAGGGCGTTACGCTCTAATATCAGGAGAACATCGTCCCCGTCAATCAGAGTGTCCCACTTCCTGATCCGCAGCGCCGTAACCATGGCATAGATCACACAGAAGACAATCAAACAATTGCCTAATGCTGTATCCATGTCACCGCTACAGCGCTTACCTCTCAAGGCATACTTGATGCCATGAGCTGTACAGCACTTAGAAACCAATGTCCAAGAGCATAATCTACGTAACATTGGATCTCTGAACAAACGATTATATAGCGTGTGACACATTTGAAGGTGACATGTAAGAACATGCGCATCAAACTGTGTCGCATCAGCTGATATAACAATCGGGTCAGAGAATTCTTCTAACTTTGACCTCAACACATCGGCCCTTTGGTGTGCGTTTAACCTCTTGGCAAACACAACACTACGTTTAACACCTCTCTTGGGACCTTTATAATGATATAGAACGGATTCTATAGCCTTAATAAAGACACCAAAAGCGGTGTTAAAACGTGGTGTTCTGGCTTGGATCGCCCGAGGTCGTATGCGCTTACCACATGCTGTCGAGTCAATAAGCCCATCAAACTTATCAACTTTAACAAACATGTTAATCCGCGCATCCGCAGAACAAATAGGCTCCTTAGTTAAGGAGATTGCAGCCGTCTTGTAAACTTGCCGCTTATGTGAAGGCATTGATTCAATGAACTTATCCAAAGTCCAAGGAACCAAACCATAATTAGCAAGCTTACAACCCAAACGTCTAAAAGCGAGTCGAAGAGCTCGCAGTCCGACGTAATTCGGAATGGGTGTATGCAACAACACTCGTGTAGCAAGAGCATAACGTTCATTGCAAATGCAAGAATCATGCAGATGTACACGAGTGTAGTCTGGAGGCAATGGCAAACACTGCCAATAATAACCTTGCTTTGAGCAGGGAGTTAAAGGATCCCGCTTCACAAAACAACCAGCAGCCGCCAAAATCGCCGGCGGTGTTGGAGCTGAGTGAAGACGAGGAAGCTTAACTACCCTGCTTTAAGCACTGCTATCAGAGAGCAGTATATGCCTAGGTCCTAACCAGGAGCCCAACCAAGCCAGCAATGTCGCAC